GGCACGGGCCGCTCGATCCGCTGGCCGGCCTTGAACTCGCCCTTGCGGATGTACCGCACCCCGTAGGTGAAGCCATCCGCGATGTGGCTGTGGTTGTTCTTCTCCGGCACCTCGCGCGTCTCGCCCGACAGTGCGTTTTTGATAGCAGCGAAGCGGTATCCACCCACGAGTGCCCGCTTCAAGCGCACGCATGACGGGTCGATCAGCAGCGCGGGGCCGGCGCTGGTCAGGCGCATCATGTAGTACTGCGCCGGCTGCAAGCGGCTCTCGATCTCGTTGTTCCCATCCTCGATCACGGTGAACTTCGCCTTCTTGAACTCGCTGGTGACGCTGGCCCCCGTCTTGGCGCTGCTGCGCGCGGCGCTGGCCGGGTCGGGCACCACGATCACATCCATGTTCGGGAAGCGCGTGCGCAGCAGCGGCTTGAGCTTCTCCACGATGAAGCGGTCGGTCGCATAGTCGCGCACGGCAATCTCGGCCAGCACCAGCACCCGGCCGTAGGCCTCGTCGTACTGCATCAGCACCGCGCCGGAGCCCGCCAGCCCGGGGTCGTAGCCGACGATGATCGGCGTGTGCGGCAGCGGCTTGATCGGCGCCTGGGCCATGTGAATCTCGGGGTTGAACATCGGGAAGACCGGGTTGCCCGCCATCGAGTAGCCCCAGACCACCTCGATGAACTGCTTGATCCAGTGCTTCGTCTTGCCCTTGGCCAAGTTGGCGTAGTACCCGGCCTTGCCCGGCAGGTGGTCGGTGTTCTCGGCCTTGTCGGAGAAACCCGAGGGCTGCTTGAAGTAGGTCCAGTTCTCGGGCGGCTCCTGGCCCTCCGGCAGTTCCTCATGGTCCTCCAGCATGGGGTACCACCAGTCGGTTTCCATGCCCGGGTTCGAGGCGCCCCACATGCCCCAGTTGGTGCAGCCGCCATCCACGGCCGGCGGGTAGCGCCCGCAGCGCGCCGACAGCGCTTCCACGATGGCCTGGGGAATCTGCACGAATTCGTCAAGGATGGCGAACGTGACTTCGAGCGACAGCACGCGCTGCACATCGTCGGGGGTGTCGAGAGGACGGAACAACACCTCGCACTCCACGTCACCGTACTTGAGCATGAAGGTCTTGTTCGTGGCGTACCACTTGCCCGCCTGCCCGTCCTTGAACCAGTAGTCCCAGGACTTGAGCGTCGTGTCGTTCAGCTGCGGCGCGGTGTTCCGCACGATCACGCAGCGGCTGCGCCGTATGCCGTCGATGGGCGACTTCGCCTGCAGCTGGGCCATGTAGACCAGCTTCATGAAGATGCCCGTGGTCTTGCCTGAGCCCACTGGCCCGAGTATCCAGTCGAGGAACAGTTCGCCCGGCTTGTAGTGGGTGATGAAGTCCCGGACCGTGGGTGGCGGGGTGTAGTGGATCGTTGCCATCAGCCGCCCACCTTCGCCAACAATTTTTGGACTACGTTGGCCGCCGAGAACATGCCGACCGCCAGGGATACCATCTGCAGGGTGATCGCGCTGTCGAAGTAGCCGAGCGCGCGGTATGCGAACGCCATGACCACGACCAGCATGGCGATGATGAACTTTCGGCCGCCGAATTTAGCCAGCAGGACCGGCTGGGCGGGGATGGTGCTGGTGACAGGGGTCGGATCGGTCATTTTTTGTTCCCGATATCGCCTTTTCCGGCTGGTTTTTTGACCATTCCGCCGCCCATGCCGGCAGGCTTGGCGCCTTTATCTGCCGCTACAAATTCCTTAGCTACGCCTTGTCCAATGCCTGCCTTCTTGGCAAACGCCGAATTGTGGGCCGCAGCCTCCATGAATTTGTGCTGCTTGGTCGATTTGCTGGGCATGGTGGCCTCCTGCTGGGGTGGGATCAAACTTCGTTTACTCAGCCGTTATTCTGCTGATTCAGGTTAATCATGATGTTGAAGCCCCCGCCAGCAGCCCCGGCTTCGACGGCCTTGGCCTCGTAGCCAGCCCACCGGACGGTGCTTTTTATCAGATCGGCCCGGACCGCATCGCTGGTGCCGGGGTTCTTAATCATGGCAAACGCGGTGGTCAGGTAGTCCTCGGCCTGCATGCGGGCCTTCTGCTTGAAGGACATACCCTCCACCTTCAGCGACTCCAGCGCCTCCTGATAGGCCTTGATGAAGACCGGGTGCTGGATGATGAGCGCGAACTGGTCCCGGCTGATCCCGTAAATCTCACAGATGCGTTGGGGGGTGTCGATCTTCAGCGCCAGCTCCATGGGCATCATGGGCGGGAAGCCCAGGTCGGCCGGGTTGCGCAGGTATTCGAGCAGGCGATTGTGGTCGTCTCCAGCCGCCCCGGCTTCAGCCTGGGGGTAGGCAGTGATCTTGGCAGGGGTGGCGGGTGTAGTCATGCCGCTCATTATCTGTTATGGCGCAGGGCGAATGCAAGTATTTGGTCTGGAACTAAAAAATTTTTGATAGCAAATTGGCAGATGGCTAATAGTTGCATGTGTAACTAATAGGTTTTGCGGCAAATCTTATGTGCGTGGACGTGGAAAACAACCCCTCCCCCGCAGTCTTCAAACCCCCTCGTGCCCCTAGCGGCCTGGAAAGTAATTCTTTCGCCTAGGCGTTGACACGTGGTCGCGCCGACCAGCTGTCGTTAGTTGCATTTGTTAGTAACGTGTGGTTGAATAGAGGTGCGGGCTTTCCGCACTCACTAACTCACTAGGAGAAATGTCATGTCTCAAGCTACTGCACCCAAAGCATCGCCCGTCGCTGTCCTCGCATTCCATAACGATGTGTTTGCATGCGCACGCACTGGCCACACTGCCCAGCAGACTATGGCCAAGAAGATGCAAGCCCTGCTGATCTCGCGCTACGGCGACGCACTGATCGACAGCAGCGACAAGGACCACTGGGGCAAGCCTTGCGCTGCTGGCGGCCCATCGTATGAAGCCTACCGCAACGATCAAGCCGCGCTCAAGCTGCTGGCAGAGCAAAAGGGCTTGGCTGACAACCAATGGGTACGCAAGCCCTACGCTGCAGCCGTCAAGGCACTATATGGCGCTTTGCCTATCGCCATGACTGCAGCCGCTATCGCTAAACGCGCTGAGCGTGAAGCCGTGGCCGTCCACACCGAAACCACGGTAAGCAAGGCCGGGGCGCCCAAGGGGGAGACTACCGAGCGCGTACCGAGCGAAGCCGAGACTATCGAGCAAGTTATTGCCAGAATCGGCATCTTCCAATGTCTTGATGCATGCGTGCGGATACTTGCAAGCGAAAAGCAGACCAAGGTTAACGCCCAACACATGGCTGCGATGGTGAAGGCTGCCAAGGCTGCTGCACAGGGTACGCCAGAGAAAAAAGCGGCTTGACGGGGCGCAAGCCCAGTTGACCCCATCAACGTGTTACTAAAGCCCCGGAAACGGGGCTTTTTGCGTTTATAGTTTCATTCGGGAGGAGATAGTTGCAATGGGGGCTTCGCAAAAAGCAGGAGTTATCCAATGGAATCAAGCACTTAGCCAGTGCTGCTTATTGCCTGTTTTTTAGGCTGTTTGGACTCCATAGGGGGAATTGGTCGAATAGTTCCAATCAACTCATTTAACCAAATAAATAAGAGAATTTAGATAGCCCTCTCATGTGAGCCAATTTCCACCGACCTAAGGCTTATGACCCTCAACCAACTAAGAGCTAACACGTAATAGTTACAAACTAGCTCAAACACATATCAGTTCACGTAAAAGATAGGGGGGGCTACTGTAAAAAACTGCTTTTTGCGCTTTTTTGCTTACGGCTATACGTAGAGCGGCTTCCAACCCCTATTAGTTAACCGCCCTCCGCTTAGTGCCTGCTTTTTAAGCAGGCCTTTTTGCTTATTCCTAAGGTCTTTGGCGCTGTACAAACCGACCTAAGGGGAATATCATTGCGCCTAGGCAATCTCCGATTGTCACTATCACAGGGTTTAGAGGTATCACCATGGGTCGAAATTACGTGGATATCAAGGGTCAGCGATTTGGCATGCTGACTGCCATAGCACCAGTGCCGCAGGGCATGCGCGCGGGCCGCGCGATGGAATGGGAGTGTCGCTGCGACTGCGGCGGCTTCCACCAAACAACCTATAACGCGTTGAAGCATGGCACTTGCACGCGATGCCCTGAATGCCGTAAGCGGGGGACCATCGTTACGCAAGAGCCGACCATATTTATCAGGGCCTACCTAATTGAGGCCGGACTGCAAGGCGGCATATGCATAGCCCAGAATGCCAAGCACCAGTTTCTAGCGTGTACAGGTTGGACGAACGTGCGCATGCGGGGCAGTGTCTGGTCATATGTACCTATGCGCGATCTATTTGATGAACTGGTCTTCTACGGGCATGTGAAGGGGCGTAGGCCGGGGGAAACGACGCAGCGCTGGTGCATGCGCAATGGCATCAGCCTCTGCCATTGCTCCTACGCGACGGGTATAGCCGATATGGTGGACTTGTGGGCATGCATCAAGGCGAGCGGCGTGCTGATGCGTGCCAACCATGAGCAGATAGCGCTGTGGGATTTGAACCAAGCGCGGCAGATAGATAGGGCGGGCAAGTTTGTGCTGCTGGCCCAGCAGGCGCAGCAGAGGCCGAAACTCAAACTGCCCAACGGCTTGCCGCTGGCGGTCTTCCCCGAGGGCCTCGAAGACGACATAAAGCGCGTAGCTGCTCTGCCGCCTGCTGTATATAAGCCGCCAGCACCCCCAGAGATGAATAGGCGCCCGCCGATCCCGAAACCGCCAAAGCCGGAGGCCGACGACTGCCCGCCAGCCTTCTGACAAGCCATTGACCGATAAGCACACATGAGACTAAACTGCAGTTGTGGCTAGGGAGTGCGCCCTAGCCACACCGGACATCTGGTCAGGCCAACCAGCTGTCCTAGCGAACAAGGCCAGAAGCAGGGGGATCGCACTATGACAGGCAAACACGAATTTGCATGTGGGACAAGAACATGCAGGGTATGCGCAGAAGAGTACATGGACGGAACCCTGTACCTCTCGCCCGGACTGGTGGCCACGCTGCCAGACCACATCAACGGCGGCTCAGGCATCTGCCCGCAGCACCAAGAGCTGCATGACAAAGGCTATGTGGCCTTTGTCGAAATCGACGGCTCGAAGACTGGGGTCAACTTCGATAACAAAGACGCCAGCGAGCGCGAGGTGCTGCGCACCGGCCGCATGATCCACATACGGCGCACCGTGGCGGCCAAGGTGTTGCGCAACGGCGCAGCCAAGGACGCCTCACGAACGGCGCGCGTCTTGTATGTGGACATAGGCGCCATAGACCAGCTGGTCGCATTCATCAATGGCAGCATCGCCGAAGGCTCACTGAGCGCAGACGATGCGCCGATCTGAGCTGACTGAGCCCAGCGCGCTCCGGCTCAGCGAGCGCGAACTAGCATTCCTTGAAGCAAACCGGGCACGCCTAGAGCGTGAAAGACCTATGACATACGGCACCCTTGCCGCATGCATGGCCGCTGCTTTGATCGGCAGTGCCGCATGCGCTTACGCCAGCTACGATCCGCCCATGGTATGGGAGCGCGTCGGACAGCCGGTTGTCGCAACCAAACGTCCTGAAGTCTGCATTGATCTGCGCAAGCCGCACACAGCAGACAAGGGCCAAGCCTGCGAGGGCAAATACCTCGCCAAACCAACACAAAGGATGGTGTGAAATGAAAGCACAAGCAATTCCCAACGTAACCCTGCGCGATGTATTTGAAGCATTTGTCGTAGGGTTCATCCTGCCGGTCACGCTGGCATGCATGTGGGCCTATGGGTTCATCGCCGAGGTGTCGCCATGGTGAATATAGCCAAGGCCCTTGAGTCGGCCAAACAACAATATCGCATCGCATTCATGCTCATGGCACGCGGGGGTAAGTGGTGCATCTACCTGGGCCAGATCAACGTGGTGCTGGCCGAGATTCGCGGCACGGAGCCACGCATGGTGCTGGTCAACGATGTGCACGCCATGAGCGAGGACAAGATGATGCATTGCCTTGAGCATGCGCTGAAGCGTCTCGATCCTGACCTGAGGGAGAGCTGCTATGAATAAGCCCGGCGCAGTAATGACCACATGCTCGGTGAACAAGGCCCCGCACCAGCAAGAGGTTTCGAGAGCAGCTGCGGCCATCATGATCCGCATGTTGCGAGGTGATGGTGTCAAGGTCAGGCGCGTCGCGTCTGGTATCTACCATATCAACACGGGGCTCGGCACATTCGCATGCTGCATCGTCCCACGTTATAGGAACCCCCGATGCACGCGCTGAGATTGATAGTTGCATTTGCAAACGGCATGTATGGATTCCGTTCGGAGTTCATCCCATGCTTCGATGATGTGCGCCACTTGCTGGCTTACCACTGGGGCTGCGAGATAGCGCATCGTGTGACGCTCAGGCGTTACGAGAGAGGCGGGCTATGACAATGTTTCGATGGGGGTGGGGCGACATGCCACTCAAGCGTGACCCGGCCATGACGCGAGAGCGTGCGGCTGGTCTGCTCAGATCGTGGCGGCGCAACGCAAGATTCAATGGTGGCGGCGTGGTCAGCGTCAAGCGTAAAGGCCCAGGCATCTATGAAGTTGAGGATGCCAGCGGCATGACAGGCACGCTGCAGATCATCAGGACAGATGGTTGATGCGACCAGCTGTCTAGGAGTGGGAGATGAAATCAATTCTGTTCTGTGACTGCGGCAGCCCACGCCTGTCTCGCAGTGCCACGGTGTCGGTGAATAGCCGGTGGCTGAAGGTGGCAGGCAAGGATGTGACGTGTGACGAGTGTGCCAAGGCGTTGCTCTTTGCTTGGCGCGTGGATGTGCCGGACTCATTCAACGTGGACCACGACTGGGTGACGACGGGTATGCAGTTGAAACGAGTGAAGGAGAAACTGTGAGCGACAACAATGGCGTGCGCAATTTCATCGCGCTGGCACTGGCTAGCGCGTCCAACGATCCCGAGGAATTCGGGCAGGTAGTAGAGGCGATCATCGCCGAAGAAAGGAAAACTGTGATGACTGATACTGTGAAATGCCCTGGGCTACGGCCGGCCGATAGCGGCGACCCGCTGAATCTGATGTGGCGACTGATCGGTAGTCTGAAGGAAGGCCAGAGCATCATGGCAAGCGCGCGTGCGCTGGAGCCTGTGGTGGAAGCCACGCTGGTCGGCCCGGAGGGTTCGCGCTACAGCCCTCGTTATATCGTGAGCGAACGCGTGGCCGCATGCTTCGATGTGCTGCGTGCTATCAGCGAGGGCCGCCCTGTGCAGATGAAAGTGCAGAGCAAGTGGTGCAACGCAGGCGATAGCGCCGTCTTGATCGCCATCTATACCGGCATGGCGCCCGAGGGTGCACGCGTCAAGCCCAACACCATCGAGATTAACGGCGTCGAATTGCTCGCGCCGCATCGCCTATATCTCGTGCCGGGCGAGCGCTACTACGTGGTGACGCCGCTGTTCCCTAACGGGTATGAGGCCCGTCAGTGGACGGGCACGAACGAAGAATGTGCTTGGGTAGATCGCGGGCTAGTCCATCTGGACAAGGCCACGGCCAAGGCTCACGCGGCCGCAATCTGCAAAGCAAGCGGAGGTGTGCTATGAGCGAATTCTATGGATGGCTGCACGGTCAGGCCGGCGAGGTCGGCCGCCGTGGCAGTGTGAAGTCTGGCATCAAGGTCGATGTGAGCAACGGCGAGATGCGCTACACCATGAACATGTGGCGCGGCCACGATGGCAAGGACTACGTGCGCCTGACCCAGTATGACCTGGGCTCTGGCCGCAGCCATGAACTGCTGCGCGGCGAGGTGGGCAAAGAGCCCGAGTATCCTGTGCCGCTCCTGCCCACGCCCAGGGCGTGACAGCTGGTTGTTGCAACCGTTTGTCGTCGTATCCTCCATCTAACTTATTAGGAGAAACATCATGTCTAAGTCTCATGTCGGTATGGGCTACAGCATCTGCCCCGTGTGCGGTGAGAAGCATGACCAAGTAGTGCTGCTCGACAAGGCGCTGCGCGATACGCTGGAGCATGAGCAATGCATGGGCGTGGCCCTGTGCCCGACCCATCGCAACCTGTTCCATGAGGGCTACATCGCGCTGATCGAGGTGCGCAATCGCCCAGTCGGCAATAGCCTTGAGCAACTGCAGACGGCCGACCGCACGGGCAAGGCATGCCATCTGCGCCGCGCAGTATGGAGCCAGCTGTTCGATGGCGCTGTGCCTGATGGCGCCATGGCATTCGTGGGCGAGGGTACCATCGACGCGCTCGAACGTGTCATGGCCCAGGCCGAAGCGCAGGCCCACGCTGAGGGAGGCGGCCATGTCCACTAACACCGCAGTTACTCGCAGCGGCTCGCTTACTACGGTCACGAAAAACCGTGCACAGCTGCTGTTTATGACGCGTGAGCTGCGCCGCCACGGCACTATTACCGAGAGTGAGGTGATCGCCTTGCGTCGGCGCTGGTCGCACCACCGCGCAGCCAAGGCTGGTGTGGCAGTCGAGGAAGAACTCGATCAGCTGCGCGAATGCCTGCCCATGCGTGTCTCTGATGGGCAAGCCCAGAAGGGCTTGCTGTGGTGGCACCAGCAGCTGTACACCAAGGCCGGCGAACCGCGCAATACGGCGTTCCTGCAGCAGTGCGAGAACGCCATACCGGGCATAGGCCGCACGATTCGCCGCATCGTCAAGACGTTCTCGCACTTCGAGCTGGATGATTTTGTCTTCGAGCATGTGGACGGGCGATGGTTTCCGCACCCCGTCTATTCGATCTGGAGCAAGGATGGCATGTCGGTGCAGTATGTGGCTAGACCTTGGCAAAACGGCGGTAGTTACCTGCTGCTGACCAGCGTTTAGGAGGCTGTCATGACCTACGATGAATTGGACGAGGATACCCAAGCCAAGGCCCGCGAGCGTGTCCGTCAGATGGAGTCTGAGGACTGGCGCGGCTCCGACTATTGCGAGCCGCAGCTAGCCCAGATACTAGGGGCTCTAGGCTTCGACTTGGATACAGTGACGGAGCATGTCAGAGCCGGTGCGGGCGGCGTGAGGGTGAGTGTTCGCCCGGCGTTTGAGTGGACTGGCTTCTACAGCCAGGGCGACGGCTTCAGGTTCTTCGGGACGTGGTATGCCGACAGCATGGACACGGGTAAGCTCATGGCTGAATACCCCAGCTGGCATGCGCTGCACAAGCTATGCCTGCAAGGCACGGCGCTGATGCTGCGCCAACCCAAGGGGCGGATAACTATGCGCCGCGAGAGCTACGGCGCGGGGCTATCCTATGTCGCACTGGATGTTCCAGACATTGACGACGAGGAAGGCGGCTACTGCGACGACGCGATGCAGGACGACTTCAAGGAATGGACCGAGCAGCTGAATAAGCTGTGCTTCGACTATTTGCAGGAGGACTATGAGGATCGCTGCTCGGACGAGTCCGCGCTGAGCATGATCGAGGCCAACGAATGGGAGTTCAATGAAGAAGGAGAACTGATATGACAACGCATTCCCGCTTGTGCAGCATACTGGACCAGAACCTCCAGATATGCACTGACATAGCCCTGACCGAGCTGGAACGACTGGCACGCCGCACGATGGAGCGTAATGGCCGCGCCGTGGCATTCCGTATGGGCAAGGGCTCGGCCCTGTTCTACGACAAGAACGGGCAACCGTTCAAGGCCGCCTACATGCAGCCGTTCTATGCTTTCCTCGAAGCCTACGATGCATCGCTGCGGCTGCGCGATTGCGAGCTGGCCATTGAGGGGCACGACGGCGAGCTGGTGAAGGAGATGTGATGGCCACGCATACCGCGAAGCTGCTGCAATTTGGTGAAGGTCCGCAGGTGCGCGATGGACGCTACCCGCGCCTCTACCGCGTGCAGTGGGACGATACGCCTGTCGATATCGAGGTGGCCACGGGGCATCTGATCCTGCACCCCGCAGGCGTGCTAGTCATGCACAAGGTAGGCCCGCTTGGGGGTGTGAGCAATAGCCGCATCTTGATGGTGAACGCTGGCCGCTCGGTCGGGCTGTGCCGCACGATGGCGCACGCGGCTATGAAGCGGGGCGTCGCCATCTGTTTAGGAGTTCGGTCATGAATAAGATTGAAGCGTGTCTACTGCCCATGTTCGGCGCACCGCTGGGCAACCGCATGCGCACCGTGGTGTACAACCCAGAGACTGTCGACGCATTCACGGCCATGTCACATCTGCAGATTAGCCGTGAGTATGGCGTGGTCGTGGTCATGACGGGCAACGGCTATCGCTTCCTGCGCTTTGCTTGCTGGCAGGCGATACCATCGCTGGCCGACAAGGGTTTCTCGTTTCACCTGGGCCACTATCCCGAGCATGTGCGGCCCTTCCGTGCGATGCTCGATGATCTGCGCAATGGTAGCTCGGCAACGCATTGACCGATAGCCACATCTGCAACTATACTGAATTCAGGTCGAGGCACGAGTAATCGTGCAGCCCGACTTCTGGTTGTCCCAACCAACTGTCTATTAGGAGAACATCATGAGCCAGTTTCACAATGCCAACCTGCTGTATCGCCCCAGCCTGTCGATCTGGACGGCACGCAAGAAAGACAAGGGTGAGAGCAGCAAGGTCACAGAATCGAACGGCGCCAAGGCTGGCGCCGCCAACGTGTACAAGGGCCTGCTGCCCGACAACCCCAAGCTCGAAGCCATCCGCAAGTGGGGCGACCAGTTCCGCGGCTACGTCTACACCAACACACTGCCATGGGACGACGGCGGCTGGCGCATCGGCCGCGTGGCTCGGCACATGGACTTCATGCTCAAGACCGGCGACATGATCCGCGAGGGCGAGGCCCTGGTCGAAGAGTTCCTGGCCGATTATGAGGCCAGCGTGGAGAAGGCGCGCTTCGACCTCAACGATCTGTTCGATGAAGCCGACTACCCCGGCATTGCCGAGGTGCGCTCGAAGTTCAGCTTCACGCTGGATGTGCAGACCATGCCCAACGTGGAGGACTTCCGCGTGCTCGATGGCGTGCCGAAGGAAGAAGTGGACAAGCTGGTGGACACGGCCAAGGCCAACGTGGAGGACCGCGTGCAGGCTGCCATGGCCGAGGCATTCGAGCGCCTGTTCGGCGTGGTGCAGAAGTTCGGTACGACGCTCGAAGCCTATGGTGCAGGCGGCGTCAAGAAATTCAACGATAGCTTGGTGGGCAACATCGCCGAGCTGGTCGATGCCATGCCTGCGCTCAACATCACCGGCGATCCCAAGCTGGAAGCGTTGACAGCCAAGGCCCGCGAGCTGACCGCTTATGCAGCGATGGACCTGCGCAAGATGCCCGAGGTGCGGCAGGCTGCCATGACCGAGGCCCAGGCGCTGGTGGCGATGTTCACGGGCGGCGCTGCTGAAGAAGCCGCGATCAACGTAGGCATCAAGTCCGACCCCGATACGGTTGAAGTGACGGCCGAGAAGGTGGCCGAGCTGAAGCCTGTGCGCAAGCCGATCCCTAAGCCGCCTGTGCTGGCGCGTGCTGCTGTGGCACCCGTTACTACGGTCACGCAATCCGGCGACACGCTGCGCGACATTTTCGCGGACCTACTGAAATGAGCGAGCTGGCATCCCAGGAGCTGGCGCGCCGAGTCATGGATGAGGCGCAGCAGCGCTACACCACGCTGGTGCTCTACGGGCTGCGCGTGGTGAGCTACTACGCGAACGCCCACTTCGCCGGGCTGATGATCGCCCGTGACCCCGTGATAGTGGTGGGCACGCGATTACTAGGACTAGAGGTTCGCCCCCAGGCGCATTGGGTTGAGAAGGCGTGCACGTTTAGCGGGCTCATAGCCTATGAAGTCGCCTTCGGCGACATGCTGTTGGCGCCCATGCTGGCGCTCGATATGGAACAACTTAGGAGCTGGAAAGATGGCAACGGTTACTGCGATAAATACACAGCAGAGCGCCTTGCTCGCCTTACAGGGCTACTCAGTAAGGCGACGTAAGCTCGGCCCGCGGGTTCTCTTCAAGCCGATTCTTGAACTCCATTACGATGCACAGGTTAGCCAGTACGGCCTGGGGGCGCGCTTCATGTTCTGGTCCGACAATAGCTGTGACTGGGTTCGATCCCGGGTGATGCACGACGACCCCCTCTATCAAAAGGAAGAGTGCCCCTGCGATGTGCTGATCGAGCGCGGCTGCTCTATGCCCAAAGAATACATGCTGCGCTGGCTTCAATTAGGCTAGTGACAGATCATAGTTTCACCTGTTAGTATTACCCTACTGCAACGAGCTGCTCACTCGCTGCAGTGTTTCATCATGAGCATGCGATAGTTCATTCGGAGAAATCATCATGGCAACACGTCTTAGCGAACTCCCT